TACTATTCAGAAAAGACCAGGGTTTTCACACTTCTTTATAGATGATAGAGAAATAAACAGCAAACACCACTCTTTTATATTACCATTAATAACTAATTCACTTAAAAAAATAAATTTTAATCATACTTGTTTGACACAAGGTAGAGCGTTTTTTCAATTACCATTAAAACTTGATGATGAAAAACAGGTTGATACTCCACACATTGATTCTTTTTTTCCACATCTTGTTGTTTTATATTATGTTTGTGATAACGAAGCGGATACGATTATATACAAAAATAAATACAAAGGTGAGGCTAAAGACAAACCCAATATTAATGATTTAATTATTGAAAAAAAAATTAAACCAAAACAAGGTAGAGTTGTTATGTTTAATGGTTATCGTTGGCATACTGCTGAACAACCTAAAAAAACTCAAAGATGTGTAATAAATTATAACGCAATATGATAAAAGATAAAAACATTGTTATACTAGGTGGAGGAACTGCTGGATGGTTAACAGCACTATTTAGCAAACTAATATTTAAAGATTGTAATATTACATTAATTGAAAGTAAAAAAGTAGGAATATTAGGAGCAGGTGAAGGATCAACTCCAACACTAGTTAAATTCTTAAAAGAGTTAGGTATTAATCGCCACGATCTTTTAAAACAAACAGGTGGTACATTAAAGAATGGAATATGTTTTGAAAATTGGAATGGTGATAATGAAAAGTATTTCCATTCTTTTCAAGTAAGAAACGAATTGGATAGATTTCATATTCCACCTATATTTGGAAATGATTGTTATAATTTTTATTTAAAACACTTAATTAATAATAATAAAAAAATTGATAATCACACTTATCCACCTATCTTATCTTATGATAATAAAATTGATATTAATAATATGTCAAATTCATATCACTTTGATGCACACAAATTAGCCGAATACTTAAAAAACATAGGTATTGAAAGAGGTATAAAACTTCATTATGATGAGTATAAAAATGTAGATACTGATGAACATAACAATATTACACAGTTAAATTTTGAAAGTGGCTTTTCTCAAAAATGTGATTTTGTTTTTGACTGTAGTGGTTTTCATAGATTACTAATACAAAAACACTATCAAACTAAATGGACAGATTACCAAAAACATTTACCTATAAAAAAAGCTATTCCTTTTTTCTTAAAACAAGAAGAAAAAATTAAACCATATACACAAGCGATTGCTATGAAGTATGGTTGGGTATGGAAAATCCCATTACAACATAGATATGGTGCAGGTTATATTTTTGATAGTGATTATATAACTGAAGAACAAGCGTTTAATGAAGTAAAAGAAGTTTTCCCTGATATAGAATATATAAGAACAATAAATTTTAATGCAGGTCGTTTTGAAAAAGTGTGGAATAATAATTGTATTGCTGTTGGGTTATCTTCTGGATTTACAGAACCTTTAGAAGCCACATCTATATGGTTAGCAATAGAACAGTTGTATCATCTTTTACATTTTTTACCTGATATGTTTGATAATAATACTAATAGAAAAAAATTATATAATGATTTAGTGACGGAAGATAATGATAGTGTACTAAATTTTTTATACTTTCATTATTTAACAAAAAGAAATGACAGTCCTTTTTGGAAAGAGTTTAGAGATAAAAATAAACCACCTCCAAAAATAGAAAGTGTAATTAATGATATAAAAAACTCTGGTATAAAAACATTTGATTTACACTTTGGAAGTCATAGAGCAATGTTTACTGAACAAAGTTATTTACAAGTCGGAGATGGATTAGGTATTTTTGATAAGAAATTTAAATTAGATCCTTACACAAATTTATATCCACAATATAAAGATTACAGATTAACTGTTGTTCAACATTTACACAAAGCTATGGATCATACAGATTTTTTAAAAAGTTTATAAATAATAATATGAGTAAATTAGAAGAAAAGGTAAATGAAATTTTAGGTATTGATAAACCTGAACCTAAAAAAGAAATTGTTAAACAAGAATTTAAACCAGTTGTTCCTCGTAGAGAAGACGATAAAAAAGAAGATGTTGATAACGATTACAAATACAGTAGAGAAAATTATTACAATCTAATTGAAAGAGGACAAGAAGCGATTGAAGGTATATTAGATATAGCAAGAGAGGGTCAACACCCTAGAGCATATGAAGTCGCTGGTCAACTCATAGGACAAGTAGGACAAACAGTAGATAAGTTGCAAGACTTACAAAAGAAACTTAAAGACTTAAAACAAGTCCCTAAAACAGCAAGTCAAAATATAAAGAATGCTCTTTTTGTAGGCTCTACGGCAGAGTTGCAAAAGATGTTGAAAAAAGATGAAAATACTAAAGTCAAAGACATCACACCCGAAAAAGACGACACTAAAGATAAGTGATTTAACTTATAATCGGTATTACGAAAATTATAATCCTAAATTAACTGATGGTGTTGAAGATATAAAAGATATGATGAATAATCCTATTGAGGTATTTAAACATAAGATTAGTCCTACACAAAGATATGGTGCTGGTGGTAAACACTATGTGGAAAAACTATATAGTGTAGAGAAAGGTAATCAAAGAGTGACACAAGCAAAAAGACTAGGGTATACTCATATAGAGGCAATAGTTAATGAAAGAACATAATTTTCCTAATGAGAGTTTTATAGGTGGTTGGTATATACCTGAAAAACTATGTGATGATTTAGTAAAAGTATTTAACAATGAAGATTACAAGGTAAATGCTAAACCTGGTAAAATTGTTCAGTCAGGAAAGATAGTTGAAAATAAAGTAAAAAAAGATAGTTTAGATTTACTAATACCTTATGAAATTAATCCTTTCTTAATAAAAGAAGTGGTTAGTTATAGATATTATTTACAACAGTGTTTAATAAAATATACTGAAAAATTTCCTGAGACTAATAACATAGGATCTATTGATATAAATGATGAATTACAATTACAGTATTATAAGCCTAATGGTGGTTTTAAAAACTGGCATTTTGAGAGAACAGGTCCCTCTACAAAAAATAGAGTTTTAGTTTTTATGACATATTTAAATGATGTTGAAGATGGTGGTACTCATTTTAAATATCAAAATATGATATCTCCAGCAAAAAAAGGTTTAACTATAATATGGCCCGCTGATTGGACACATACTCATAAAGGACAAATTAGTAAAACAAAAGAAAAATATATAATGACAGGATGGTATACTTACAATGTCTAATGTAGAAGCATATCTCGGTAATCCTAATCTAAAAAAAGTAAATACACCTGTTGAGTTTACACAAGAACAGATTATTGAATATCAAAAATGTGCAAACGATCCAATTTATTTTATGGAAAGCTATGTACGAATTGTATCGCTTGATGAAGGTTTGGTACCATTTAAGATGTATGACTTTCAAAGAAAGATTGTACAAACAATACACGATAATAGATTTACGATTTGTAAACTACCTAGACAATCTGGTAAATCAACAACAACGATTTCATATCTTTTACATTACGCTTTGTTTAATCCAAATTCAAACATCGCATTACTTGCAAACAAAAGTTCTACGGCAAGAGATATATTAAGTAGATTACAACTTGCATATGAAAACTTACCAAAGTGGATGCAACAAGGTATCATCAATTGGAACAAAGGTAATATTGAGTTAGAAAATAAATCAACTATTGTGGCAGCAGCAACTTCAAGTTCTGCTATTCGAGGAGGTTCATTTAACATAATCTTCCTTGACGAGTTTGCTTTCGTACCAGCAAATATCGCAGAGATGTTTTTTAGTTCAGTTTATCCTACTATTTCATCTGGTAAAAATACAAAGATGATTATAGTATCAACTCCACACGGTATGAATCAATATTACAAATTATGGATTGATGCAATCAATAAGAGAAATGATTATATACCTATAGAAGTACATTGGTCAGAAGTTCCTGGTAGAGATGAAAAATGGAAAGAGATGACCATTCGTAATACAAGTGAGGAACAATTTCAGCAAGAGTTTGAGTGTGAGTTCTTAGGTTCTGTTGATACACTCATCTCACCAGCAAAAATTAAAAACACACCATACTTTGATCCATTACAATCTAAAAATGGATTGAAGATGTTTAAGAAACCAGAAAGTGGTCGTATGTATGTTTGTTGTGTTGATGTGGCGAGAGGTACAAACAGAGATTACTCAGCGTTTATTATAATAGATGTCACAAAAGATGAAAGTAAAAAAATTCCATACGAAGTTGTATGTACATATAAGAACAATGAAGTTAAACCTTTTGTCTTTCCAAACATTATTAGTCAAACAGCAAAGGCATATAATGAAGCACACACATTAATTGAAGTCAATGATTTAGGTCAATCAATCGCCGAAGCGATGCATTATGAGTTAGAATATCCTAATATCTTAATGACAACTCAAAGAGGTAGAGCGGGTCAAATATTAGGAGCGATGTTCTCAGGTAGAGGAACATCACTTGGTGTGCGTATGACAAAACAAATAAAGAAGGTGGGCTGTGCGAATTTTAAGACGCTTATGGAGGGTGATAAACTAAAAGTCAATGACTTTAGTATAATAGAAGAAATATCAACTTTTTCACGTAGAGGGAATAGTTGGATGGCTGAAGAGGGTACAAATGATGACTTGGTTATGTGTTTAGTCATATTTGGGTGGCTCTCAAATCAACCCTATTTTAAAGAATTATCTGATTCAAATATACGAAATCAAATGTATATGGAACAACAAAATCTAATTGAACAAGATATGGCACCGTTTGGGTTTGTAGATGATGGTATCAATAGTGACCCTATGAATGAAGAAACTGTAGATGAGTATGGTACCCGTTGGTTCCCTGCCACTAGAAAAGGTCAATAAACTACAATTTTAGGTTATTATAAATATCAATAATGAAAAGTTTGACTATGGTCATAAGAAAACTTATGGATTTTGAAAAAATTAAAATGAAAATTAGCTAATTAAGAGGAGAATAAACCTATGGCATTTCAAGTATCACCAGGTGTTCTCGTACAGGAAAAAGATTTAAGTAGAATTATTCCTGCGGTATCAACATCAATCGGAGCTTTTGCGGGAAGATTCGCAAGAGGACCAGTTGACGAAATCGTAGCAATTTCTAGTGAACAAGAATTAGTAGATACGTTTGGAAAACCTGACTCAAATAACTTTGAACATTTTTTCAGCGCTGCTAACTTCTTAGCATACTCTAACGCATTAAGAGTAGTACGAGCTACCCAAACATCATTGACAAATGCTAACAGCGCAGGTTCAAGCGTGTTAGTAAAAAATAATGATGATTACGAACAAAACTATGAAAGCGGACAAGGTGTAGTAGGAACTTTTGCTGCAAGAACAGCAGGAGCTTGGGGAAACAACTTATTAGTTGCTACTTGCCCAACAGCTACAGCTTACGAGGAAATATCAGCATCATTAGTTGCATCAACTTCAACAACAAACGTAGTAGGCGATACTGAAGTTGCTGTTGATAATAATGCAGTGTTTAATGTTGGAGATATTATCCAGTTTTCAACAACAGCATCAACTGACGACTATGATGATGGAGATTTTTATAGAATTACATCATTAGGAGCTCGTGAAACAATTAATTTCGTTCAACACCCTAGAGGCGCTGGCGGATTAAAAAGAGTAGTTGCTGACAATTCAAAAATAAAAAGAAGATGGAGATATTACGATTCAGTAGATGGCGCTCCTGGAACTTCACCGTATGCATCTGATAGATCAGGTTCTGGTGATGAAATCCACGTAGTAGTCGTTGACCAAGATGGTGGTATCACTGGTACACCAGGCGAAGTAATTGAAACATTTTCTAATTTATCAAAAGCGGCAGACGCAAAAACTCCACAAGGAGACACTAACTACTATCCAACTGTGATTAAAAACAAGTCACAGTACATTTACTGGATGGACCACAATACTTCTGGTACTAATTGGGGTAATAACGCAGCTGGAACAACTTTCACAGCAGTTAATACACCAACTTTAGAATCATTATCTGGTGGTTCAGATGGCTCAGCAGTTACAGATGCACAATTAAAAACAGCATACGACAAGTTTGCTGATAGTGAAACTGTAGATGTAGGGTTAATCATTGCTGGTCCAAGTGGAAGCACAGCACACGTAGATAATCTTATCACACTTGCTGAAAATAGAAAAGACGCAATTGTGTTTGCTTCACCACAAAGATCAGATGTAGTTAATATCACTAATTCAAATACACAAACAACTAATGTCAAAGATTTCTTTGACTTAATTAGATCATCAAGTTATGCTGTATTTGACAGTGGTTACAAATATTGTTATGACAGATACAATGATGTATACAGATTTGTTCCATTGAATGGTGACATTGCGGGTCTAGCAGCAAGAACTGATTTAATTGCAGACGCTTGGTTTTCACCAGCAGGCTTTAACAGAGGTATCGTTAGAGGCGCAGTTAAATTAGCGTACAATCCAACTAAAGCACAAAGAGATATACTATATCCAGCGAGAGTTAACCCTGTGTCAACTTTCCCAGGTCAAGGTACAATTCTTTTCGGTGATAAAACAGGATTGTCTTCACCAAGTGCTTTTGATAGAATAAATGTAAGAAGATTGTTTATTACTTTAGAGAAGGCAATATCAACTGCTTCTAAATTTCAACTTTTTGAGTTCAATGATGAATTTACAAGAGCTAACTTTAGAAACATTGTAGAGCCTTTCCTAAGAGAAGTACAAGGTAGACGAGGTATCACAGACTTTTTAGTAGTATGTGATGAAACTAACAATACAGGCGATGTAATTGATAGAAATGAATTTAAAGCAGAGATTTTTATTAAACCTGCTAGAAGTATCAACTTTATCACATTATCGTTTGTAGCAACCAGAACTGGCGTGGCTTTTGAAGAAGTCGCTGGCGGATAATAGTAGAGGAGAATAGAAAATGGCAAACATATCAGACTTCAAAGCTAAACTTGCTGGCGGTGGCGCTAGAGCCAATCAGTTTAAGGTAACAATGCCTTTCCCTGGTTACGCACAAGTAGGCG